TTTTAGGTGTCACTCCCTCTCTGATTTCCACCGTAGCGCAGAACTCTTCATAGGACATATGCCCCATAGACTTCATTGCTCGGCTTGCTTGTTGTAGCTCTCTTTCGTTCCAGTCTTTACTCACGCAATTTCCTCCACGTACATCCACGACTGAGGCGGTCTTCTCAAAGGAACGGCCTCGTCAAATCCTACCTTTCTGAATTCGCGGAGGCTTTTTCCGTATGGGTATATTTTGAGTTCGGATATATGCCAACCATACATTTCGTTGTTGGTACAGTAGGCAGCCACTTCGGCATCACTCATACACGCGGCCGCGTTAAAGAGTGCGTCGTGTCCGAATGTTTTATCCGTGATAAAGGTATCACAAATAAACTCACCGATTACATCCATACCTCCGTTATTGTGGCAAGTATAAGGCGCACCGTTAATTGTAACAGGGTAGCTCGCGTCGCCTGCGGTCATATAGATGTAAACCTTAAAAGGTGTTTCGAGCTTCGGCTTGGATTTTCTAACCTCAATCGTCTTTTCGCCCTTGGCTATCAGTTCGCACCATTTAGGGCGAATGCTAATCAATACAGATTTCATTTTGCGCCACCTCTCTCCATAAGAACCGCTCTTAGATACTCTGTTTCATCAAGAAACACCGTCTTTCCAATGTCCCCGGCATCAAATCTTTCTTCGTCGTAGCACTCAACGGTGTCAACGCCGACATCGTACTGCACCCAATCAAAGAAAATGCCGTTTGCGGTCTGTTCAATCCTCTCCACAAAGGCTCTAAACCTACGATCTGCGTGAAGAGGATATACCGTCTGACCGATCTTAACAGGCGGGGCAATAACACCATTGTCAAGCAGATAATCGGCGTTATCCGCTACCGCTTCGTCGTAATCGGTAATACATCTACTCGCGGAGCTTTCGTCGGCGGCTTTCAGTAGAGCAATCAGCCTATCTTTCATCCATTGCTCCTTTCCGCAAGAGCAACCATTTCGGATAAATCCATCTCACGTCTTGCGATCCGCAATGTCTGCAAATCGGTCAAACCGTATTTGTCGCGGAACGGTACGCAAAGGTCGCACATTGCTTTTTTGGTGAGCTTCTTTTTGTCTATAAGCTCTTGGTAATCATCCTGTAATTTGGACGCTTCTTTGAAAAAATCGTTATTCATTGTGCACCTCACCAATCGCTCGGCCTGTCCAAAGGCAAACAAGCCATTTTGCAATAACCGATGTATTCTTCCTCCGCTATCAAAACGGTATCATAGTGTTTCCACGTCTTACACAGATTGACCTCCATATGTACGGGCTCATCCATCTTGATAATGGAGCCGTAACCGCTATTACGCCAATCCTGCAATGAGTACAATTCCGCTTTGTTGGGGAATTGCGTGTAGTCGGCAAAGCACCTCTTTTCGTCGTCTGTGGTACGCTTATATCCCCACAGAACACAAGGCTTCCCGAATTTCCAACCGTGCTCTGTGTGCTTGATGCTTATTGCCAAATATTTACGTTCGTTCACGTTCTTTTCTCCTTTGCTCTATCAATTTCTTCATTCGTGCGGACGAAAGCTCGTTGTGGAGGCAACCGCAGCTTTTTTGACGGCTCCACTCATAAGCAAAATTATTCTTTCGCACGACAACGATCCGTCCGCACCTCGTGCATTGACAACGCCAATAACTTTCCCCGTTGTGTATGTGGGATAAACCGAGAACGTGGAGAAAATTGTAATCGTTGCCGGTTATGTCAATCAGATTGCCCATCAGCCGACCATCACCTCTCTTAATTGCGCCATATCCTCAATCTTTTGCTTGCAACACTCGGGCAAGTTCGCTCTCGTGAGAGCTTCCGCTACCGCAGGGCAGACGGCGTTGCCGCAGCGAGCGACCTGATCTGTTCGGGTGATTGCATTCCCATTGATGTCTTTGTCAATGATGTAGTCGTGAGGAAATCCCATCGCGTCATACAACTCGCGAGGCGAAAGCATACGCAAGCCGATGTCGGATATAAAATACCAAATTCCAAAAATCGAAACGATAAGAATTTCGTTTTCTGCAATATTGTAATCGCAATACTTGTTCAGCATCTTTCGGACTTCGGGCCAATAACCGAGATCGGTATGTCCGTCCCACTTTACGAGCATCGTTCTCACATCGGCAAACTGACCGTCTCTCGCGGTTATCGTCATAAGAGGGTCAAGAGGGTGTTGCCCTTTATCCTTGCCTTTGAAGTGTGCCAGGTGCGCCATTGTGATGCACTCTCGGTCTTTCGCTGTAATAGTCTGCATCGGGTCTTTAACCGATATGCCATCTCGTCCGTTCCCGTAGTATTCGGTCAAATACGTAGCGGTCAGTCCGTAGCGGTTTGCTGCATCTACCGTCTGAATAGGCTCGTTTATTTTTTGTCCTCGCACCTCTTTTGAACTTTGCTCAGAATGGTACTGAATGAGATGTGGCGCCACAACGAAATTGCGATTGCCTGTTGTAATGGTAGGCGTTGGTTCTCCAACCTCGTGCGGAGCGTTTCCTGCGTTGTTGCACATTATGTAAGGGGTACAAACAGGCTCAATCACCATCTGCGCTCCAACGCCTGTAACGGTGTTGACAGGCTCTCTCACGTCGGTGCCTACCGCGTTTGAGTGGTTATGCATATGAAACGGTGTCATTACAGGAGAAGCTACGCCGCCTGTAAATTTACCCGTTACTGTGTTCAGCGGATCTTCCAACCCTCTCGCTTGCCGCTCTCCTCCGTGGTTGCATTCCACGGAATACGGCGTCATAACGGGATCACACACATATTGCTTTGTGCTACTCACAACCGTGGAAAGTGGCTCTTTGGGGTCGTGGGTCCTTGGCGTTTGACCCTTCTTTTCGCCATACCCCACAGGGACTATAAACGGCTCCGCATTCTTAAGAACGAATTTATCCAACCCCTTGGCTATTCTCCGCAGAGTGTTATCTCTCAACGGTCTTATAGCATTTATGCCGTATTTTTCCTTAATCTCCGCTTTGGTTGCGAAAATCGAAGGGCATTCCAAATCCCAATTTATGATCTCCGCAGCGGAACGCCACGGCAAGAGCTTTCCGCTCTTAACTTCCTCACTATCTCTCGGAGCGTGAGTCCGCTTCGGCCACACAATAGGCTTTCCGTCGCAACGCGCAACCAAGTGGAAGCGGGTACGAATAGTCGGAGCTCCAACATCGGCTGCACAGATTTTTCTCGTTTCGACCTCGTATCCGAGAGCTTTTAACTGCGAGAGCCATTTTTCGTACGTCTGCCCGGCTTTGCTTTTGACAGGTTTTCCTTTACGAACGGGTCCCCAAGTCACAAATTCGGGAACATTCTCCAACATAATCACGTCGGGGCGTACCGCTGCCGCCCATTTCAAGACCACCCACGCAAGACCTCTGATTTTCTTATCCACGAGCGCGGATCCTTTGGCACGAGAGAAGTGTTTGCAATCGGGCGAAAACCACGCCAACTTGACGTGGCGACCACGCACCGCGGCTTTGGGATCTACCGCCCATATGTCCTCTATGTAATGCTCGGTGAATGGGTGGTTTCTTTGATGCATCATAATGGCGGCTTCGTTATGGTTGATGGCTATGTCTATAGGGTGTCCTGTCGCAAGCTCTATGCCTGTGGAAGCACCGCCGCCCCCGGCAAAACTATCCACAAAGCACTCGTCAAAAATGCTTGTCTGTATCATTTTTGTCCCCTCACTCCCATCAAGACCGCCTTGCCCTTGTCGGTACTCACATACAGGCTATAAGTGGGGCGCCTTTGGAAAGTTCCGCGCTCGCCATACGCATAGGTCTGAACGGTCGCATTTTCATCGACACCGAGCACGCGCCACACCGCGTCAACAAATTTCTTTTGAACATACGCGGTACCGATTTTAAGCACCTCGTAGGGAGGCTTTTTGATATATCGGCTGTCTTTCCAAAAGGTTTCTGTAACGTCCTCGTATTCACCGATCGGCTTGCCCTCAATGGTTTCCTTTGGCGTGATATTGAACTGCGAAAGGCAGTATTCCTCATTCATCGAAAACTCTTTGTTTTCTTCAAGGAGAGGCGGGCGCTCATTCAGAGCGACAAGGAGGTATGTATTGCAGATGATGAACTTGTCGCGGCAAATGCCATATCCCTCAAAGTTCCTGTGTTTTTCCTCTTCGTTCTTGCCCTGCAAAAACAGGAGGCTATATCCATACTCCCCGAGGTCGCCTGCCTTGACGCGCATTTTCAACTCTGCAACCTCTTGTTCAAGAGAGGTCTGTTTTTCTTCGGCGTCCTCGATTTGATTTTGGATTTTATAGGAGAGGTCATACAAACTGTCAATGTGATCGCTCAGAGTGTCGAGCTCTTTTTGCTTCACTTCAAGTGTTGTGGAAAAAATTTCGTTCATAGCCGCGCCTCCTTAGCATTCGAAGTAGACCTTGACGTACTGTCCGGGCACGTCGGTCTTGAAATACAGATAGCCGTAGAAATCATCCTCGCAATATCCCGTCCACTGATTGACGAAATAATCTCCGTTTTCCTTTGCAATGCGCTCGTCGCCCTCACAGAGATATTCTCCCTTTACCGAAAGTCCGCTGACGAGCTGTGCTTCAAGCCACTGAACGCCGTCGATATCCAAACCCTTTTGTGCGAGCTTGTTGACAAGCTGTCCGATCTGAGCGAGCTTGCCCGCGATTTTCTTTATTTCCTTGTAGATTTTCATTCTTCATCTTCCTCCAAAAGATAATTTTTCCCGAACAGCTGACGGAATTCGTCAACCGTCCATCCGTAGTGTTTCATTGCGATTTTTTGAACTTCTGATTTGAGAGCCTTGTCTACCTCGGCGTTTACGTGAACGGCGTCCTCCCCGAAAATATGACAACGGAAATGACACAGGGGAACTTTTAAGCCGTAGTGTTCAGACTTTTTGCGGAACGGTCCTCCAAAGACGTGGTGTACGTCAAGAGGATCGCTCCCTCCGCGTCTGCCGCAGAGGTAGCAACGCTCTTTGTTTGGTTGTATTATGCTTTTAGCCATCTATCGACCTCGCTTCTTTCGCCGGAGGCATATCCTCGGGCAAAAGTTGAAATGCCAATAGACCGCCTTTCGTCTTGCCGACATAGCGAAATCCCGCTTTGATGTATGTATAGCCCCACGTCTTTTGACCGTGTACCATTGTTGGCTTGACTTTTTTTGCATCAATAAAGGTTATCATACCGAGCGCAGGGGGATCGCCATAGAAAGCCTTGGTTGCGGCTACTGCCTCGCGTATTAGTTCAGAAGCTACGCCAGCTCCTTCGTTTCGGAATGCAGAGCACACCCAAGCGCCCGCCCATTGATGTTTGACATGCTCCGCGAACGGCCACGATGTTACCCAAAACGCCTCGCCTGTGTCCGTCTGTGCGTACAACACGAGACACCGTCCAGGAGGAACGAATTGCGGAGTGCCAGGCTTTTGCCTGTTGTAGTGCCGGTCTGCAAGCTCACGCGCTTTCGGATCAGCTCTGTGCGATAATTGCCATTGCATTACCGCTATACCTCGTTTTCGGCGGCAGCGAGGTTTTGCGCCGCCTGTTCGTAGTAGCTCTGTTTCAACTCTACGCCGACGTGCCTGCGCCCCATCTTCAGTGCTTGATAGCCTGTCGAGCCAATCCCATCGAAAGGATCTAACACGATTTCGCCCTCTTTGCTCCAAAGCTCCACGCAACGCTCGATCACAGGCAACTGTAAAGGACAGATGTGCTTTTCGTCCTTGTCCGTTCTCGCACTCTTTCGCTGAAGCGTTGCGCTCTGATTGATATCCCACCATACAGGAGAGGGATATTCTTCCCACACGGGCGAAGCGACCTTTTGCCAATGGTCCACAGGGTAGTTTTCGTGAGTGTGCTCTAACGGCTCAGGATTGTCGCCAGGTTTTCTGAATGTAACCACATAATCGGGAATGCCCATTCTGCTCATTGCGCTATCCTTGCGGATCTGTTTGTGCAACAGACCGAGCGCCTTTGTACGTTGCATCTCGACAACGGGATTTTTCCAAATGCAGACTTCGCTATGAAAAATAAATCCGCACGACTGCATCCATCTGATTACGTCGCCACGGAAATCCTTGACACCGATAAATCCGTCGCGCTCTTTCATACTCGGCAAATTCATACAGTGGATCGACACCAATCTGCCGGGCATCATAATGCGGTACCACTCCTTGCCGAGATATTGATAATGCTGTTCAAATTCTGCATAGCTTCGGCTATTGCCCAAATCTCTATCGCTGTTGGAATAGGTGTAGAGCGAAGCAAAAGGAATTGATGTTATTGAGTAGTGAATGCTATCCGTGGGAATGCCTGCAAGCACCTCGCACGAGTCGCCGTTGTATAATACCCAATTTTTGCCTTGGGTTTGATTTAAGACTTTCAAACTGCATATCCTCCTTCTATCAACCAATCGGGCGTAAACATATCCACATCGGGATTGTACGGCTCCGTCATTCTTATCGTTGCTTTGATTTCGTCAGCCAAGATGTCTTTGGTGTGCTTCACCATCTCGGCTATCATTTGTTTGCACAGGGCATCTTTCCTGTCGATGTTATCACGAACCGCGCCCTCGGCTGCAGATGTGATTATGTAGACGTTCACGCTTTCCTCTTGACCGAAGCGCCAACACCGGCGCATTGCTTGGTAGAGCATTTCGTAACTGTCCGACAGACCGACAAAAATCATATTGTGGCATCTCTGCCAATTCAAGCCAAATCCCGCTATGCTCGGCTTTGTAACAAGGCGCATCAGCAGACCTTCCGTGAATGCGGTAAGACGCAATTCCTTTCGTTCAGACTTGTCAGATCCTCGCACTTCACGAGATCCTCTGATAACCTCACGGAGCTCGTCTGCCTCGTCGTTGAGGTCGCACCATATCAGCCATTGTTCGTTGGGGTTGGAAAGCACAAGCTTGGCGGCGGCTTTGCACCGTTCTTTCAAACTCTTGCGTCTTGCATCTCTACGTTCTGAGAGAGTGGAAGCGATAGGCAAATCTGACGGTACCTCCACATACTCCACGTTCAATTCGGGAAGCTTGTAACCCTTATCGTCATATCCGAGATCCGCAGGTGTAGTCAGCACGACCGCCCATCCCGCAAGCCACTCCCAAAAATCGTCTTGAGCGTGTCCTTTCAATCTCCACTTGCTCGTTTCGCCTCCGTCGTGGACAAAGAACGTAGCAAGCATTTCGGAGCGTGTCATAACCCCGAGGAATTCTGCTTGGTTTCCGAGTTCCATATAATCATTGGGTGCAGGGGTAGCCGTGCAGGATAGCTTGTATGCTATCCTTTTGCACGACTCAATGATTTGCGTTCGCATCTTTCCGCTGTAATGCTTCAAGATCGAGCTTTCATCCAAAACCACACCGCCAAAACGCGAGAGGTCGAAATGCTCCAACATTTCATAGTTGGTGATATTGATACCTTGCTTCACGTCCTTTTGCGCCCGGCATACCGTAACGTCATATCCGAATTTCAGTCCCTCATTCTTGGTCTGCTTTGATACCGCGAGAGGTGCAAGAATTAACGTCGGCTTTTGGGTGTGGTTGGCAACAATGCGGCACCATTCCAACTGTTGCACCGTTTTTCCAAGTCCACAGTCCTCAAACAGTGCCGCCTTGCCTTTCTTCAATGCCCAACACACAATGTCTTTTTGCCAATCAAAAAGCGCCTTGTTCATTTCTGCCTTTTCAAAGGTAAAACCGCAGCAAGGGACTACCTGCGCTTTCTGTTGTAAAAATTCATTGTATTGCATTTATTCGTCCTCCAAGACTCCTTTTAATTTATCGCGGATCATAGTGTCGAAATCGTCCTCAGACATATCATCCGCTTCGTTGTCAGAGGGAGTATCGTCAAGCTCGTTATCGTCGGGGAGTGCTTCGCCCTCGTCTGCGTCGTCGTCCTCTCCACCAAAGAGGGAGTTCGTTCCGCTCATCATAGAGCGTTCCTCGTCGGACACTTCGTAGCCGAGCTTTTCAAGAAAACTGTAAATGTAATTGAGGCGCTTGTTTTCCACCCATTCTCCGTTATAGTTCATATAACCGCAAGTTGCGTTATCGCACCATCTGATGTAGGTGTGGATCAAGAGCGCTCTGAACGGCGTGTCCTTAATCTGCTGATAGATTGCATTGACGCCGTGTTCTTCGGGAAGTTGATCGGGGAAATTGCTTCTGTTGTAGCCGCTGTTCCACCCATAGTTATCTACGTCGCTCCAATCCTTTTGAATGTTGTATTCGATAACAACAGGCGCGAGCTTTTTCGCGGCGGTTTCTGTGATGCTCTCCACAAATTCCTTGCGGAGTTCATATGCTCTCTTGGTGATATCACGCAGAGCGTCTTTGCGCTCGCGTTCCTTTTCCTGTTCTCTCTGATATGCCGCGGATTTTTCATCGTCTTCGGCGTTTCGCTCTCTGCGGAAATACACCGTCCCACGATTGAAAGCGAAGAACTGCATATCCTCGTCAATAACGAATTCCGAGGGAGCGACACTTGAACAGGTTGCGTAGGGGCGTGCGCTGTTGCGGTACTTGTCGTTGCCGAATACATCGTTGTACGAAATCTCGGTCAATCCTTTTTCAAGGAGCACTGTTCTCCAACGCTCGCAATTCTTTTCTTCCTCCTGTCGTGTGATTGCCTGCTTGTAGGAGTATTCAAAGTTCGACGTGCCGAGAAGATCCAAAAGCTCATTGCGCTTGTCAACATCCTCGATCTTGCTGAGGCGGTCAAAATCCTCAAGCGTGATCTGTCTTGTCGATGCCTTTTTCAGCTTGTCGCCATCAAGCTCCGCGAGCTTAATTCTGCGACGGACGGTGGTTTTGGAGAAGCCTGTCTTTTCGGCGATACTGTCAAGACTTTCTCCGAAATCGATCATCATTTGGAACGCCTGCGCCTGTTCGTACATCGTGAGGTCAGAACGCTGCATATTCTCCAAAAGCATCGTGCCGATCTGCTCCTGCTCGGACATCTCGACAATGACACAGGGCAGTTCGGTGAGTCCTGCGAGCTTCGATGCGCCCATACGTCTGTGTCCGATGATTACGGTGTAGCCGCCCTCGGCACGAGGTACGACGGTCAAGTTCTGCATTACGCCCTTGACCTTGATACTCTCGGCAAGCTCCGAGAGGTCGCCGAGGTCTTTTCGGGGGTTGTCGGGGTGAGGGTGCAACTCGGTGATGGGTATGTAGACGAGTTTCTTTTCCACGCTCTCCGTGGTTTCGGTGTTGATTTTCTTTGCCATAAAATTGCTCCTTTTATGTGACCGTATTATACGGCGCGGTCCCGCTCGATATTAGATTGTTGCAATTTGCAAGATAACCTCCGTGCGAGGATTATCTGAATAGAATTTTCTGACCTGCGCATCAACGATACACTTGTCGTCGTCATAAGCAACGCCGTTGAGCGCATCTGCGATCAGTTTGCCGATATTGTCAAAGTCGGGTTTGACAGTCGGCCGTATTTCACCGCTTCGCATTTTCTGCTGAACGGTTTTGGGTTTGCTTTTCGGGATAGGAAGATACGCTATCACTCGCATATCCACGTATGTACCACTTGGGAAACGGTAAGCACCGCAGGCTTTCTTGTACGCCCACGCGACCAGAGCTTCTTGTGTTCGGGTCTGCTCTTGGGTGTACTTTGCGCCGGTTATATGGTTGTAGCCTGTGCGCTGCCATCCTTTTGGGGCGCCAGGTACGGTGAAGCGTATCATTTCTTATCCTCCAATAGATTTGGTGTTTCGGGTGCATCGAGCGCATCATAGGAACGGTGCATTATTCTGTACCAATCTTCCTCACTCTTGCGCCGAGCTTCTTGGGTAGACTGCAAATATTGAGTTGTGTCGGGGGAGAGTTGAGCCGCTTTTGTGATTGTTGCTCTGAGAGCTTTCGGCAACCCTGCCTCCTGTCGTGCTCTCTCGTATGCAGGTTTGTAAAGGTCCATAAACGCCACACGGTCAAAGCCATCTCTTTGCCCTCCGTAGCTTCCGCGTCGAAGCTCCTTAAGGTGATGCCAACCTATCGTGTCAATCACTCGGGCGATCATCGGTGGGAATTTGAATTCGTCCCGGCTTGAAAACTGACTACTGCTTTCAAGCACATCTACCACAGATGCCCACGCCACATCGGGCGGTATCAGCTCTGGGTGGAAGATATCGACCATATGGTTTCGTATCTCCGCTATGCTTGGAAGCCATTGACTTGTTGCGACGTGCTTTGCAACAGCAGCTTCAACCACGCTTGCTTCATCGTCTTTGAAATACGCAAACCAAGCGGTTGCCATCGGTGCAATGTTCTCAGCTTTGAGTTTGTCCGGGTACGCCATAGCCAGCACTTGCACAACGTCAAGTATCTCGCCTTTGGTCATTAGTCCTCACACTCCTCTCTAAGCCTTGCTATTGCCGCCAACGCCCCTGTTGCTTGCGGTTGTCGTGCGCTCGGTTTATCGTCATACTTGTGTTCGAGGATTTTTGCCATATTGGTAGGCTTCATCATCCAATCAAAGTCAGCGGTCCAACTGCTATCACTTTGACCTTTCATAAAGCTACTCGCTTCGGCAATCTCAAAGACCTCCCGAAAAACGTCGATTGACTTGTACGCTCTCCAACGAGCCGCGACAGCATCTCTTCGCTTTCCGTCTATGGCTCTGATCTTGGGGTAAGAAGCGCAAATACTGTTATATAGTTCCTTGATTTTCTCAAAAGGACACGGTGGTAATTTCGACGTCGGCGTTTCATTTCCATTTTCATCGTCAATTTCAACGCCACTTGCATCTTCATTTCCATTTACATCTTCATCTTCAAGTAGGTTATCCGTAGGCAAACCTACGGAAAACCTATCGGTTTCTGTTCGCTTTGGTCTGCCGCCTTTTTTGCCGTTTTCCTGTCTGCATTTAACGAATTTTGCCCGTTTTTCAATTTCCTCGTCCAAACGGTCGCTATAATACAGACCTTTTTCGTCAAGCTGAAATTTGCTCATAACCTTATCCGAAACAGAACCTACACATAACCTAATGGTTTCTTCCGAAAGATGCCCCTTTTGGTGTTGCAAGCACATCAAAGAAATGTATTGTCCGCGCTCTTCCATTGTCATGTCCATTACACCGATAAGAAAATCTGCCGAATAGAACATAAACGCCGGATCCTTTGACATTACTTTCACCTCCTGTCGGGAGGACTATCCCACAAAGGAGATAGTCCCGCTTGTGTCAAAAAGGAAGATCGTCGTCGGGGTTGATTTCCTCAAACTTGGGTGCAGCTGTGGGCGCATAGGCATCGGGAGTATAGGAGCCATTTGCTACAGGCTGATTGTCGGACTTGCTATCTACGAACATTGCTTCGTCCGCAACAACCTCGGTAGCGTATCGCTTCTGTCCCTGCTGATCCTGCCAAGAGCGCACCTGGATAGAGCCGGTGATGCAGAGCGCAGAGCCTTTTTTGAAATACCGAGAGATAAACTCTGCGGTCTGTCGCCAAGCGACAATGTTGATAAAATCGGTCTGTTGCTGTTCCTGGTCTTTGGCATACTTTCGATTGACCGCGAGCGTGAACGACGTAACAGAAATTCCCGTTGTGGTCTGTTTCAGCTCGGGATCAGCGGTGAGCCTGCCTGCAAGAACGACCTTGTTCAGATTAAGGCAGCTCATTCCTCGCCCTCCTCTCTGATTGCCTCAAAGACGATTGTGTAGCTTACACCGTCAACCTCCATTGTGGCGTGGGCGTTTGTAATTCCCGAACGCATAATAGCGTTTACGGCTTCGATAACCTCTTTGGGAAGGTCTTTGCCGTTGTCGCCCATCGTGATGATAACATTAGCCATCATTCTGCTCGTCCTCCTTCTTGGGATCCTCTTTCGGCTCTTCCTCGCCAAAGAGAACTTTTGCAAAGTCCTCAACCTCGTGCGAATAGTGCGACTTTCCGAGGAACTTCTTGAACACATTGACCGCAAATGCGTTTTCCACAAGGGCGCGGTATTCTACGAGAGGGATTTCTACCTTCTGCTTGGGTTTCAGAATGAGCTCGATGGAGCTCTCCTGCAGGGCGGGAATGCCCTTGGAGTCTTTCATCCAATCGTAGCGGTCAGATCTGTTCGGGGTGTTCTGCTTGTTGTGCTTCTTATTTTTGCTCATTGCGTTTCTCCTTTGCTTTTACTCGGGCATCTTCCTCTGCCCAGAGCGCTTTTATTTTTGCAATTTGTTCGGGTGTGTCGGTTTCGATGCCGAGCTCTTGGCAATCTTGAACGAGGTTGTCAATGAGGCGCGACATCTGCTTGGAATTGTAACGGCTACTGCCGTAATAAAAACGGATAATGACGTTCTCGCCATTCTTGCTATAATCGACCTGCTCTGTAAGCCAACCTGTACCGAGCATTTCCCACGCGGTAGAGAACGTCTTTGCGGTGTCGGGGTCAAGCTCCTTGTCAACCCACACGCCAATCTCGCGGATAGCTTCGCGGTACACGTCGATTTTGGTGTGCTTGACCTTTTCATCGCTCAACCGTTGAGCAATCTTTTCACAGAGTACCCAACAGTATTTGTTGGCTTCATTGGAGCGCATCTTGCGGTGTTTCTTGATTTCGATATCCACGTCAAAATCTTTCAGCTCGTCAAAGCGTTCCGTGAAGTCGGCATCGACGGCGAGAGTGATTATCTGCTCGCCGTTTCTGCCGAAAGAGAGGTCTTTCAACCTACCCGTCATAGAGCAAGCCACTTTTCCTCGTAAATCGACATAAGGTCCATAGCCTCAATCGACTCAAGGAACTCCGCGGCAATTTCTTCAAAGGGTCGGGAGGTCTTGGGGGTGTACGTTTCGGTGTAGATATCCTCACCGTCAGACACAAGGTAATCAAAGCGGTACGCTTCGGGAACGATGAAGAAATACGCGGAATGCTGTGCGCTATCAAGATACTTTCCTGCAAGTTCAGCAGAATTGAAGCTCTTGTTAGAAAATTTCACGTCGGTAATCACGCCCGCTTTGAGAGCGTCCAAAACGCCGTACACGAGAAGAGTTTTTCCACCCACCGTACACTCGCGTTGCGCCTTTACCTGCGTTTGAGCACCTTTTATGACCGTTGCAACAGCCTTTATACCGTTCTCCCAAGAGGGATGGGGAGTTCTCGGAACTCCCGCAGCCTCTGCGTAAACCTCGTTCTCAAAATCAATGCCGTTCTGCATTTCGGGAGTGCTCTCCTTGGGAACACGGTTAAGAGCGTTCAAAAATTCTTCGTAGGCTTCCTCAGCGCAAGACTCATAACAGGTATGAGCGTAGCTCCACGCGGAGAGGAGCGACTGCGTAATGAGGTATCTTGCCATTACTTCGCCTCCGGTACTTTGTACGCCTTAGCGGTCTTATCCCATACAAAGCCGAGCTCGGTCGCCTTGGCGTTCAGCATTGCGCTTGCTTCCTTCTTGGAGGTCAGCGCGTGTTCAAGTGTGGGGAGTGTCTGAGCGGCGGCGGTGGCTTCGTCAACGGTGGTGATGCCGTCAATGATTTTGTGTACCTCCACCATTACCGCGTCGTACTGTTCTTTCACAGGAGCAAACGCCGCATTGTCGGCTTCGATGTTCGCCCTCGCTTCGTTGAACAGACGAGTGAGAAAATCGTTCTTGTCATTGGGACCGATTGTGGGGATTTCACGCATTCCCTCGATACCGTAGCAACCCTTTGCAAAGAATTCATCGGTGGGAGTGAAATTGATAGTACGGCGCGTGCCGATCATCTGCATATAACCGCCGAGGTCGCAAGGCTGCCATACGAGGTTTCTCGCGGCACCTTCGCACTGCAATCTCTGCTGAGGATTGCCGTCCTTGTCCTTCTGCTCGTCAGAGTGGAAGATGTAGATCACGTTCTTGTTGAGGACGTCGCGGACGTGGTTGGTGAAGCGTTGGAATTCCTGCTTGACCGCACCGAAGCCTTTGAGGGAGAGGGCGCCGTTCTTCTGCTTGTTGACCGTGGGATTGGTGCGCATTGCCCAGTCCTGCAGATATGTAACAAAGGATCCTCCTGTGTCGATGATAAGGGTCTGACACTCTTTGACTTCGGGGAGCTGAATATCGTCAAGCACCTCTTCATAGGTGGCGCTCACGATCGTGGGCTTACGATGATACGCCTTGACACGAGCAATGCCGCGGTCAAAGTCGATCAGAATGGGGTCGGGGGCAGAGAGCGCAAGAGTGGTCTTACCAAGTCCAGGGGATCCGTAGATAATCATAGAGAACTTCTTGTCGTTAAAGGTCATTTCAGTAGGTTGCTTAATCATTGTGTTTTTCCTTTCTTTTTCAAAAAATATTTTTAAGCGTTGCTTTCGGCGGTTTTTCTCGCGGCGAGGTGCTTTCGGATATCGGTAGCAAGCCACGCCTGGATTGTGTCAAACCCGTCCTCTTTGACGAGCTCGACGAATTCTGCATATTCCTCGTCTTTCAAACGGCAGGTCACTTTACATTTCAGATAGTGACCACCCCTGCGCTTGCGCTTGATTTCTTCAAGTTCTTCGGGCGCGTACTTTGCCACAAGCACGTCCATTGCCTCGGGGCGTATTCTCACGCCGTATTCGTCGCTATGTTCGCACTTGCTTTGAAGCGTCTTATCGTACTTGGGGAAAATCTCGCGCACCGTTGCCACGATATCCACAGGGGGAATTTTATAGCGGAGTCGAAGCAATCTTAGCGGTTCCGTCTTGACATCGCCGGGTTTATGTGATACAATAGAAACGGTTGAAGAACCATTTTTCTCAGGACTGTTCCCGTTGCCGCGGGGCAGTCCTTTTCCATTGCATTCGCACTTTTCGCCGGGGTCAAGGTGCGCACCGCAAGCGGAGCAGGTTTTGTAATAAGCCATCTCATACCTCCTTTCTTGCAGCGGAGAGAATGCCGCGCCAAATCGTAGGAGCCACGGTCAAGATACTGTAACCGATCTGTTCAAGCTCGGTGGATCTGTCGTAGCTGTTTACGTCCTGGGCGTACCGAGTGACCGCATTCGCCATTCCGTAGAGGGAGAGGTCGCCACCGCCGATAAGGTGTCCTAAAACGCCCTCGCTCTCAAACTGCGAAATGTGGAACTGCTTAGATGCAAGCTCGACCACCTTGGGAACGGTAGCGGCTTCAATCTTTGCCTCGGTTGCATCACGCATCTGCTGGACTATCTTTTCAAAAACCGTCTGATCAACCGCCGCGTTGACCGCGTCCTGTACTTTCATAAGGAACGCTCTGTCGTCCGCTTCGATTGTTTCATCACGGAATATGCTCATATCTACGTCCGCGTCGTTCAATCTGCCGACGTGGTTTTTCCGCACCTGTTGCGCGGCTATCATACCGTTGGAACATACAAGACGGTAGATAAGGGGAGAAATGCTTACGCTTCCCATACCGACCTCGGAATTACTGATAACGATACCTGCCTGGACGATATCGCCCTTGCGCACCTCTGTTGTGATGCGAGGATTT